ATCCAAGCCGCATTGATGGCCCACGTTGCCGAGCATGCTGCGTTCTCCTACCGCATGCAGATCAGTCAGCAGTTGGGTATGCCCATGCCGAACCCGAACGAGCCGATGGACGAGCAGGACGAGATCAACATCGCACCGTTGCTGGCGCAAGCGGCCCAGCAAACGCTGGCGTTGAATCAGAAAATGGCTGCACAGCAGGCGGCACAGCAGCAGATGCAGGATCCGGCCATGCAGTTGGAGATGCGCAAGCTCGACCAGAAGGACAAGGAAATTGCATTGAAGGGTCAGAAGACACAGGCTGATATTGCATTGGCCGCCGACAAGGAAGACTTGGCCCGGCGCAAGCACGAGGATGCCTACGAGATGCAGCAGGCGCAGTTGAGCGCCGATGGCATTCGCCTCGGGCACGAGACGGCCCAGACGCAGTTCGCCATTAACCCGCCACCACCCCCGCAGCCTGAGACTGCGCCTATACCCGGAGCCGAAGAATGATCCAAGAAGCCATCACGTTTTTACGCCGCGAGATCAACGAGAAAATTGATATGCAGACCAACGCGCTGGTGCGCGGCGGTGTGAATCGGGATGAAGACCAGATGCTTCGCGGGATCATCCGTGGGCTGAACATGGCATTGAACGACATCGCTGATCTGGAAGACCGGATCAAGCGCGCAAACAACGACGAATAGCCACTTTTGACAGGTTGGCTCTGTCCCGTCTTGGCCGGTATGCCATGCTTTGAGGTATAAAAAATGAGTGAACATCCCGACTTTTTGCGTCCGGGCGCATTTGCACTTCCTGAAATTCAGGTGCTGGAGGCTCCCGAGCCCGATGCAACTGACGAGCAGAAGGCCAAAACAGTGCCTGATCCGACCGGTTTCAAGATACTTTGCATGGTCCCCCCTGCCAAAGACACGTTTGACGGCACCGGAATTATCAAAGCCGATATGGTCAAAAACGCTGAAGAACTGACTTCGCACACACTATTTGTGCTGAAAATCGGCCCTGATGCGTACAAAGACCCGGTTAAATTCCCGTCTGGAGCGTGGTGCAAAGAGGGTGATTTCATCATCTGCCGCGCCTACGCCGGCACACGCATCAAGCTATTTGGTCGCGAGTTCCGCCTCATTAACGACGATCAAGTAGATGCCACGATCGAAGACCCACGCGGCGTTGCCCGCGCCGGCTAACCTCAAGGAGCCACCATGCCACGCGAAACAGAAGACGAATTTAAGTTCCCCGACGAGGCGCAGGAAGCTGCGGACAACTCGACCGGGATCGAAACGGAAATCAGCCTTGGCGACGAGATCGAAATCGAAATCGTTGACGACACCCCTGAAAAGGATCGCGGCCGCAAGCCGCTGGACAAGGAAGTAGCCGACCCGTCTGACGACGAGTTGAGCGAATACTCGACCAAGGTGCAGTCCCGCATCAAGGATTTGACGCACGCACGTCACGACGAGCGCCGCCGCGCGGATGCATTGCAGCGTGAGAACGAGGAACTGCAGCGGGTCGCCAAGACAGCGCTGGCCGAGCGCGAATCCATGCGTGGGCAGTACGTCAAGGGTGCCGAGATTCTGTCCAACCAGACCAAGGCGCTGACCGACAAAGCGGTGCAGGAAGCCAAGGCCAAACTGAAGGCCGCGCACGAAGCATTCGATACCGATGCCATCGTGGAAGCACAATCTGAACTGAACGAAGCGCAGATGCGCCGCAATCAGGCAGAAAATTTACGTGTTGCCCCTTCACAATCGCAAGAAACTGTTGTAGAGTCCCAACAACAGGCCAAGCCCACGGCTCCTAAACTTGATGATAAGACCCAGCAATGGCTCTCTAGAAACAAGTGGTTTGGAGAAGGTGGCGACGAAGCGATGACCGGCTACGCGCTAGGACTGCACAACCAAATGGTCAAGAAATATGGCGAGGGGTATACCCGAACCGACGAGTATTACTCGCAGATCGACGCAGCAATGCGCCAGACTTTCCCGTCTGAGTTCAAGGCCCAACCGAAAACGGGGCGTCAGAACACAGTAGTTGCCCCGGCAACCCGCGTGACGGCTCCCCGAAAAGTGACTTTGACACCCACGCAAGTGGCACTGGCAAAGCGTTTTGGATTAACCCCGCAGCAATACGCTGCAGAACTCGTAAAGACGGAGAAGTAACATGGCAACAGCAGAGCGTACCCCCCGCGAATTGACTTCGCGCGACAACCAAAAGCGTTATGAGTATGTCCCGGCAAGCTCATTGCCAGAACCGAAACCAGATCCGATGTTTGCCTACCGATGGGTGGCGACACACGTGATGGGAACCCTCGATCCCGTGAACGCCTCAAAACGTTTTCGTGATGGCTGGGAACCGGTGAAGGCAGTGGATCACCCGGAGTTGTTCTTGCCCGGTAACGCGCAAGGCAACGTTGAAATCGGCGGCTTGATGCTGTGCCGTATGCCTAAAGAGCGCTCTATGGCCCGCCAAGAGTACTACGAACGGCAGAATGCGCAGCAAATGGAGTCGGTGGATAGCAGCTATATGCGCAACAGTGACGCTCGCATGCCTTTGTTCTCGGAGAAATCCTCTGAAGTGACACGGGGTGCGGGATTTGGCAAAGGTTCTTCACGTTAAAAGGAAATAGGCTATGTCGAACACAGCTTCTCCCTACGGCTTAAAACCGGTCAGCTTGATCGGTGGACAGTCGTTCAATGGCGGTGTCATCAAAGAGATTCCCATGACCGTTAACTCGGCAGTGGCAATCGGCGCTGGTGATATCGTTCAAATCGGCGCGGCTTCTGCCGGCCAACCCTCGGCTCTCGCCGCTACGCCTACCACCTCGTCTGCAGGTGTTATCGGTGTTTGCGTCGGCGTGTCGTTTGTCGACCCGGTATTGAAGCAGCAACAGCACGCTAACAGCTTGCCTGCCAATGCGATCACTTCGGGTTATACCAACGTGATTGTCAAGGTCTGCGATGATCCTGACCAGTTGTTCCAGTTGCAGAGCGTAGGCGCTGTTGCTGACATCTTGATCGGCAAGTTCTGCGCGGTTGAAAACTTTGGCGTTGGACCTTACGGCAACTCCACAGTGCGCGGCTCGACCCCGGCAAATACCGGTACATTGGCATTCCGTATCGTTGGTTTCGCGTCTCCTGCCACGGATACAAACCGTGACTTGATCGTGAAGTTCAACACCGGCGTGCACATGTACTACAACGCCACAGCCCTGACCAACTAAGGAGTAACGCAAAATGGCTATTTCACGTTCCCAGCTACTCAAAGAGTTGCTCCCCGGCTTGAACGGGCTGTTCGGTCTGTCGTACAAACAGTACGAAAACCAACACACGGAAATCTTCTCGGTCGAATCTTCGGATCGTTCCTTTGAAGAAGAAACAAAGCTCTCTGGCTTTGGTGCTGCTCCGGTGAAGACCGAAGGTTCAGCGATCAATTACGATTCCGCACAGGAAGCGTTCACTGCTCGCTACACCCACGAAACCATCGCAATGGGTTTCGCGATCACTGAAGAAGCGATCGAAGATAACTTGTACGATAGCCTGTCTGCACGTTATACCAAAGCGCTGGCTCGCGGCATGGCTTACACCAAGCAGGTGAAAGCGGCAGCAATCCTGAACAACGGTTTTAACGGTTCCTACCTCGGTGGTGACGGTACGACTTTGTTCGGTAACAACAGCGGTTCCACTCGCGTGGGTCACCCGTTGTCCAACGGTGCTGTCAACTTCAACTCGCCAGCAGTCGGCGTGGACTTGAATGAAACCGCTATTGAAGCGGCCGTCATCCAGATCCAAGCATGGACTGATGAGCGCGGTTTGTTGGTGGCCGGCAAGCCTCGCAAGCTGGTGGTGCCTCCTTCGTACCAGTTCGTTGTGAAGCGCGTCCTCGGCTCCGACCAACGCGTTGGTACCACTGACAATGACCTGAATGCTCTCAAGGCATTGGGTACCATTGGCTCTGGCTACACCATCAACAACTTCCTGACCGATACAAACGCATGGTTCTTGTTGACCGATGTGCCTGACGGTTTGAAGATGTTCCAGCGTGCCGGTCTGAAGACCGCAATGGAAGGCGACTTCGATACGGGCAACGTCCGTTACAAAGCTCGCGAACGTTACAGCTTCGGCTGGAGCGATCCATTGGCCATCTGGGGTTCCAGCGGTTCGTCTTAATTGACGGCTTAGAAAAAGCCACCTTTGGGTGGCTTTTTTCATACAATAGCAGTATTGATTTCTGGAGATTCCCATGACCTATCGTGGCGATGCAGGTGGCGGTTACGCCGGGCACCATTTAACTGTTGCAGCGCTTGAAGCGCTGCGGCCAGCGGCGGATAACGCGGGGCGTGTAGCCACCGTGGGTACACCGGGTGTTACCGCCGCCTACTACATGAGTGCAGGGGGTGGGTGGACTGCCATAGGCAAAGCGACCGTCAGCAATACGCGAAACAAGTTCTTTGCTTCCCTTCCTCAAGGTGCTAACTTTCGCAGCCAGAAGTCACTCGCGGCTATACCTGCTTGGGCATCTGGCGTACTAGTTCAAGCTGGGTATGTCTGTTCGAATGCAGGTGGTCTTTATTTTCTGCTTGGAACCCTATCAACCAGTGCCGCCATACCTGTTGGCGGCGTAACTACAGTAACTGCACCAACAGGCACGGGAAGCGCAGTCATTCAAACTGCAACTGACCTATTGCAATGGTTGTATATGGGAGCGTATACAACTGATGTACTTTCCCCCGACTTAAGCGATACGCCTGCATTTAGCTTTGGTACTATCCCTGCGGCAAATACAAGACGCTACAACACACAGGTAGCGGCTGATTTGAACGCCATGTACCTTACTGGGTCAGACTATATAAATGCTGCTGGTAGCGGTGGTGGATATAACGGCGTAGCTGCTGTTACTTACCCAAATTCTTTTTCCGTTGACTTTGTGACGGATGCTCCAAACCTAATTTTAAACGTCATTCAGAACGGAGGAGCGCAATCTATATCCCCCACTGTAAATGGGTGGCCGTTGTGGAATAAGTGTGGCATTGGATACACATGGGCTGCTAGTGGAACAAACAATAACTCCGGCTATATTTTTGATTGGTCTGGAAAGCCCAATAAAGTTAGACGAGTTCGGTTGCCGATTAGCAATCAAACATTTACTGGTGTATGGATAGACCCTCGCTACAGCATTTGGCAACCATTAAATCCCAACAGATACCGCCTTTACCTTGAAGGGGATTCGATTACACAAGGTGGTCAACCTTCTAACGGGGCTTATAGATCAGGGCATCGTCTAGCAAATATGCTCGGGTGCGATGACGTTTGGGATTCGGCTACAGGCTCAACAGGGTTTATCAATAGTGGCGGCGGTTCAACCCTAATCACCCGCATCCCGCGTGTCATCGCCGCAGCGCCTGATATTTTGTATGTTCGCCCGATTTATAATGATGTTGGCAATTCAGGTCAGTACACCCCCGCATCGCGTCAAGCAGTCTACAAACAGTATTTCGATACGTTGCTTGCATCGCTTCCAAATTTGATAATTATTTGTGGCGGTGGGCATGGCAATGGTGCAAGCAACTTAACTACTGATGCAGCATCGCCTTACCAAGTTGAGCAGGACATGGCTACAGCCATTGCTAACTACAACCATCCTCACGTCAAATTTTTACCAACCATATCTGACGCATCAGGAGTCCGTTGGTTGAATGGCGACGGTCATGCTGGAACTACTGCAAACACCACGCACGGAAACAGTGACTTTATGGTTGGTGATGGGTTTGACCAACTCCATCCAAATGTTCGTTACTACGAGACTTTCATGCAACGAGAGTTCAACGGCATTGTTGGAATTATGAACAACCTGACGGACTAACCCCGCATCAGGCTTGAAATGACTATCGGAATGGCTAACCCCACCCCCAAGCATTTAACCAGCACCAAGGAATAAGAAATGACTATCGCACTGTTCCTCCTGCTCTGGCTGCTTGGAAATGTGATTGCGTTGTGCTTGGCGCGAATCAACAATGAATAGCTTTTCCACTCTGTCCGTGCTATAAACCACATACCAAGATTTTTGCTGCAACAGACCTGCTTGGAGGACTCTGTGAAGACTGTGCAGCCAACACTCTCACAGGAGTAAAAAATGGCTTCCAGTACCACTCAAGCAGCATGGCGTTCGCACGGCGGCGCGGCTGACAAATCCTCGTACGCCGGCGACATGCTGATGGCAGCGGAGTTTTATATTCCGTTCGGCCAGCAGACTGCCAATACCGCAGTGCAACGTTCATTGACCGATCTGAGCCCCGTGGTTCTGCCACCCGGCTTTGTACCCGTGAGCGTGCAAATCGCCCCCGCAGTGACCGGCGGTACAACCCCCACACTGAACTTGGGTCTGCGTAACGCGGCTACCGCCGTCAACGTGGCAACTGCTCTCTTGGCTGCAACCCCCGCCGTGTCCACCAAAGCCACTGTGGATCAGGCCGGTGCAACCGCTGGTACTGTTTTGGGTAACACCCAAGCAGCCGTGGGCAACCAAATCCTTACTGGTGCCCTGACAGGCACACCAACCGGCGGCGCACTCACTGGTCGTATCCTGTACTACGTTGCCAACGGCGGCGCACCAACCGCTTAATAGGAGGCTGATATGGCCCGTCCAATGCGACAGACGCTCTCGGCGGCGGGAGCGGGCGCACCTCTTATCTTCAACCAGATGGCGGTGGTTTTCGGTGTGGGTATCGGGGTTACGCTCTCTGCGGGCGCGAACTTGACTTACACCGTGCAGTACACCTATGACGATGTGTTTGATCCAGCGTTTAATCCGACAACGGCAAACTGGTTCAACATCGCATCGCTGACTACGCAAACGGCCAACAAGGATGCCAACTTCGTCACTCCGGTGATGGCAGTGCGCCTTAACGTCACTTCGTATACCAGCGGTTCCGTAACTATCAACACCGTACAGGCGGCAACATGACCTCTGATGAAGTTCAAACTGCACGGGCATCCCTATCGCAGTGCCTCACTGTGTTGGGCCCGCTTCTGGCCGCGTTGCAAAGTGGGTCCACCGCAATGGATGCCATCTCCAACGCGGACGTTCACCGCACCGCACTGATGGCCGAAGTCGACGGCTTGAAGGCACAAGTGGAAGATGCCAAGGCGCAACTGCAACATATCGTTGCACAGACCGCCGAACGCACCGCTGACGCTGACGTGCAAATCCGTGATGCCTACCAAAAGGTCGAGGAAGCCAATGCCGCCGCGACAATTGCGGTGCAGACAGCCCACGACTCCATGACCCAGCAGATCGCCGAAGCGCAAGTGGAAGTGACTGCCCGGTTGCAGGAAATTGGCCAACACCGTGCCGATGCTGAAGCGGAACACGCGACAGCGCTGGCGGTGATGGAAGACCAGAAGGCCATGCTGCGCACGGAGATTGCAGACCTGACCAAGAAGCTGGACTCGGTTAAATCCACTGCGCAGAAGTTCGCTGACGCGCTCAAGGTGTAAGTATGGCGACAGGTGGAGTCGTACCCCGCGCACCGAACACGGGCCTTGAAGCCTATTCGGTCAACAACGTACTGGACGGCAACCCGTTGTACGTTGGCAAGGTGCAGACGGACGGAAACTGGATCATCCAGAAATACGACACGACTGCCGGCACGATGACCTACGCCAACTTCTCCAATAATCCCGGCGTGATCGGGTACGGTTCTGCATGGACCAACCACGCCACACTGACTTACGGTTCGTTCGATACGCTCACGGGCGTCTAAGGAGATTCACATGGACAACGAAGAAAAATTCGGCCCGTACTTCACGTACCACGTTGAGTGTGTCGGCGAAGACGGACAGGTTAAATGGGTCGAGGAATACAAGAACCTCGTGACCACGGTCGGCAAGACCGACATCGTTGACAAGTATTTCAAAGGCTCCGCGTACACCGCTGCGTGGTTCTTAGGTCTAAAGGGCACCGGTACCGCAGTTGTTGGCGATACGCTCGCATCACACGCAAGCTGGACTGAAGTTACCCCCTACACCGGTAACCGCTCGGCCATTACGTTCGGCACCACGGCAGCAGGCAGCAACACGGCCACCGCTGTGAGCTATGCGATCACACTGGCAGGCCCGACAACAGTCGCTGGCGCATTCGTCTGCTCGGTAAACACCGGCACATCCGGCACACTGTACTCCGCTGGCGACTTTACGGTGTCTCGCTCAGTTGTTTCTGGTGACACACTGAACGTGACACTGACCGTCTCGGCAACTTAATAGGTGGCGGCATGCCGTACCTAGCCGACCGCGTACAGGAAACCACCGCTACCACTGGCACTGGTGCGATCACTCTCGCCGGTGCAGTAACGGGGTATCAGTCGTTCGCTGTGGGGTTTGGAAGTGGCTCGCGCACTGTGGGCTACCTGATCGTCAGTGGGTCGAACTGGGAGGTCGGCAAAGGTACGTTCAACGGCACCACCGGCCTCACCCGCGACTTCGTGCGCTCCAGCAGCAACAGCAATGCGCTCATCACGCTCGCGGGAACAAGCAATGTTTTTTGCACAGCCAGTGCAGAGCTTTTGGACAACGCAAATGTTGGCTACGCTGTCGCGCAAACACGCGGCTGGGCTTTACCCTAAAGGAATAAATCATGGCAGGAAATAGCGACCCGATCTACTCGCGCCAAGGCGACATCCAAAGCAGCACGCTTGCAGCGGCTACGCTCACCGGCCCGACCGCCAACACAGCGCAGGATGGTACGGGTACGATATACCCCGTCTTTGTTTCTGATGCGACCAACGGCGGCTACGTTCAGAAGCTCACGTTTCAAGCTATCACGACCACCGCGCTGACGGTGTGCCGCGTGTTTATTTCTGATGCAACCACGACCGTGACAGCCGGTGCACTGGTGTCCAACACTTCGCTAAACACCAAGCTGTTCAACGAAATTCAGTTGCCTGCGGTGACCGTATCGCAGACAGCCAACGGCCCACACTTGGAGTTGCCCATCAACATGGCGCTGCCGCCCGGGTACAAAATTGCTGTCGCGTTCGGTACGTCAACTGGCGCGGCTACAACTGGCTGGGCAATCCTTGCCATCGGCGGCAAATACTAATGCTCGACTTCGGCCACATCCCCGACCAGCCTACGTTTGATCGGCAGGTGTTCTTTGGGAACATGTCGTCGGCTGTCGGCCTGAATCAGACATGGGTAAAGCCGCGTGGTGTCAGCATGGTATACATCTTCATGCTCGGTCAGGGCGGCAACGGTGCTTCAGCTACTGCCGGCGCAACATCTGCTGGTGGTGCGGGGGGTGGCTCGGGTACGCAATCTTCGCTCCTGATGCCCGCTTCGCTGTTACCTGATGTTTGCTTCTTGGGCGCGGGCGCGGGCGGCGCAGGTACTGCGGTCAACAGCTACTTCGCTGCACGTCCACACGGTGCTACTGCTGCATCTCCACCTGTTGCTTCGGACATCTACCTGATCGCCGGTGGTGCAATCGGTAACGCGGTAACGGTGGGCGCAGTAGGCTCTGCGGCGCTTGCCATCCTGTCAGGCCACGGGGTTGCGACATTCTTGGCGGGTATCGCTGGCGGTGCTGCTGGTGCTGCGACAGGTGCGGTCGGGTCGGCGGTTGCTGCTCAGACGACTGGACTATTCGTTTCTGGTGGTGGTGGTGGTGCGGGTATGTCTGCTGCTGCGGCATTCGCTGGCGGCGCATCAACAACCTCGTTCCCTTCATTCCTTCCAACCTCTGCTGGTGGCGCTGCTGGCACCTCTGGCGTTGCTGGCGGTATCGGCGGCACGGGTATCAACCTGATGGACAGAATGCTGTTCTCTGGCGGTGGCGGTGGCGGCACTGGGTTTCCAACGGCTACAGCATCTGCAGGCGGTAACGGCGGCAATGGTGGTCTGGGATGCGGTGGCGGTGGC